CGCGTCCTTGGCTTGTCAACGTGTACCCTATCTGTGAGAAGTTTCCTTGTACTCGTGAAGAGTTTAGAGGTTCATGGGAGGATAGATTCAGTTATGACTACGTAGTTAAGATGTATGAGAAGCTTAAACTACAAGGTGCGTTAGCTTCATTTTATCAAGAACTAATGCTACAGATTCTTTCAGATGATACCCGTCTTATTAGTGAAACAGACTTAAAGTGGTACTCAAAAAGAGTACTACTAGATAAGCGAGCTAACTTTAATTTTTATATTACAACTGACTTTGCTACCAGTGAGAAGCAGTTTAGTGATTATAGTTTTATTAGTGTATGGGCAGTTAATAATAAAGGGTTTAAGTATTGGGTTGATGGTATTTGTAAGCGTCAGACAATGGATAAGAATGTGGATGACTTGTTTAAGTTTGTACAGTTATACAGTCCACAGTCTGTCGGTATTGAAGTGTCAGGTCAGCAGGGTGGATTTGTGAATTGGATTGAGCAAGAGATGATGAGACGTAATATCTACTTCTCTATGGCTTCAGATAGTAATGAAGGTAGGGCAGGTATTAGACCTACCACTTCTAAGCTACAAAGATTTAACGTAGTAGTGCCTTACTTTAAGATGGGTGAGATGTTCTTTCCTATTGAAGATAAAGGCAGCATAGCTTTAGATGAGTTACTTGATGAGTTAAGCCTGACAACTGTAGGTGGGTTTAAGTCTAAGCATGATGATGCGCTAGATACGGTGTCTATGTTAGCACTGATGCCTGTGTGGTTGCCTAGTAGTGACACTGGCTTGAAACAAGGTAAAGATGGTATTTGGGGTTCATTACACAATGAATCAAGTTTTGAAAGTAGTGATAGTTATTTTTGTTAGGTGATATATGAAACTAGAGGACATACTTGATTCATTGGCTTCGAGTGAGTTAGCCAACCTGAACTTTGTCGAGAATGGGAATATTGTTGGAGCTAAGATACCTAAAATAGTAGGTGCTATCAATCTTGGTTTAACAAAGTTATATACACGGTTTAAATTAAAGAAAGGCTTTGTTGATGTAGGTATTACTCCAAGTACTTTAGCTTATGAACTGAGTACTGCTAACGTAGCGGGTATAGGTAATCCTACAGGTTACATTACAACTGAGGATTTTACAGGGGATGTGATAGAGATTCTTAGTATTAAGGACTCGACAGGTTGTAGTGTTTCCTTCGATGGTAGTGGTGTTATAGCGTTGCTTAAAACTAACTTGTTTAAGTTTAAGACTGCACCTGAAGAAGCGGATACCTTTACGGTTGAGTACTCTGCTTTACCTACTAAATTGGTTTACGTTGATAATACGGATATTGATGTAGAACTTACTGACATGTACCTACCTGCTTTGCTTATGTTTATTGGTTCAAGGTTTGCTAGTCCTGTGGGCATTAGCTTTGATGCTAATAGAAGCAGTATGGATATAAACTACTTACAACAATACGAAGCCGAGTGTCAAAGATTAGAGATGCTTGGTTTAGATGTAGGTACTGATTTAGAGACTGACTTATTTTCTGAAAGAGGGTTTATTTAATGGAACAACAAACAGAAACTTTAGTACTTAAGCTACAGCCTGAGTGGCCTAAAGAACCGTCAGTATTGGATTTAAAGAAAGATTTTGAAGAGTGTCAGTCAGATCATTCAGCTTATATTGCTAGACTAGACCAGTGGGAGACTGCTTTTAATATTAAGCCTTTACCTGAGAATAAAGATAAGAAAGCACAATCACGTATTAGCCCTAAGCTAGTACGTAAGCAGTATGAGTGGCGTTGTGCTTCGCTGTCTGAACCTTTCTTAGCAACTAAAGAATTATTCAAAGTAAAACCAGTAACACATGAAGATGTTGAAAGGGCTAAACAGAATGAGTTAATTCTGAATTACCAGTTTGAATGTAAGATTAATAAGATACCCTTTATTGATAAACTTATTCGTAAGTGTGCTAAAGAAGGTACTGCTGTTGTTCGTGTTGGTTGGTTACTTGAAGAGGTTGAGGTAGAGAAAGAGATACCTCAATGGTCTTATGTATCTGCACCTGAAATGGTTGAAGACTTAAACCAATATGCTGAAATGATGCAGAGTGAGCCTGATACGTTTGCTAATATGGTTGCACCTGATATGCAAGAGAGTGTAAGAGCTTCAATGCAGATGCAGCAACCTATACGTGCTACTCAAACAGGTACACGTGTTGTTAAAGAGATGCAGCCTAAAGTTAATAAGCCAACACTTGAAGTATGCAACGGACGTAACGTGTATGTTGATCCTACCTGTGAGGGTGATACTGATAAAGCTAAGTTTATTATTTACAGCTTTGTGTCTTGTTTGGCTGATCTTAAAGCTGATGGTAGATATAAAAACTTAGAGATTGCTGCTCGTGGTATGTATGAAGAAAGCTCACCTTATCATACGTATGTTGATGGTAAGTCTTTCCAGTTCTCTGATGTAGCAAGACGTAAAGTTACGGTGTATGAGTATTATGGCTATTACGATGTAACAGGTGATGATACCCTTACTCCTATCTTGGCTTGTTGGATTGGTAATACACTTATTCGCTTAGAAGAAAACCCTTTCCCCGATAAGAAACCTCCTTTCGTTTTAATCCCTTATATCCCTGAAGATGACGATGTACGGGGTATCCCTGATGCAGAGTTACTAGAAGATAATCAAAAGATTCTTGGTGCAGTAACTCGCGGTGTGATTGATTTATTAGGTAAGTCTGCTAATAGTCAAACAGGCGTACCTAAGAATTTATTAGATGCCACTAACTTGATTCGATTCAAGAAAGGGCAGGATTATGAATACAATCCTACAGGGAATCCACAGACTATATACCAACATAAGTTTCCTGAAATACCCCAGTCTGCTATGGCTTTAATTAACATGGTAAATAATGACTCAGAATCATTATCAGGTGTTAAAGCATTCTCTAGTCAAGGTATTACAGGTAATGGTTTAGGTGATAGTGCTACAGGTGTGCGTGGTGCGTTAGATGCAGCCAGTAAGCGTGAGATGAGTATTCTTAGACGTATTGCTCATGGGTTAATGCAAGTAGGGCGTAAGATGCTTGCTATGAATGCTGTGTGGTTATCAGAGCAGGAGGTTGTACGTTTAACTAATGATACCTTTGTGCCTGTACGCGCAGATGATTTAGCAGGTGACTATGACCTATCACTGTCTATCTCTACCCCTGAAGATGACCAAGCCAAAGCACAAGACTTAGGGTTTATGCTACAGACGCTAGGTAATACGATGGGTATGGAGCTAACGCAGATTATCCTTACTGAGATTGCCCACCTGAAAAAGATGCCTGATTTAGCGTATAAGATTGAGAACTACAAACCTCAACCTGACCCAATGCAAGAGCAGCTACAACAACTTGAGATTGCTAAGTTACAAGCAGAGATTGCCAAGCTTAATGCTGAAGCTCAAGAGGCTTCTGCTAAGTCACAAGTACAAGGTGCTAAGGTTGCTGTTGAACAAGCTCGTGCAGAGAATCTACAAGGTGATGCAGACTTGAAGACACAGAAGTTTGTTAATGAAGAGACAGGTGAAAGCCATGTACGTGATTTACAGAAGCAAACTTTAGCCAATCAAAGTGCCTTAGACCTAGAAAATGTGAGGGGTGAGCAAGCTATGGCATCACAGAAATTTCAACATAATGCAGGTATATTGAAGAGTATGGCTGACGCAGAGCTTCAAGGTACTAGACAAACTAACCAAAACCCTATTTAATTTACTTACTTAAATAAATATGTAAGTACTTAATTAAATGAGTAACACTGTATATAGCTTATTAGCTCAACACCGTGAAGAAGCACAGTTAGGGGAAGCGGTAGAACAGTTAAAAGTTCTGCCTGCTTTTCATAAGGTTTTTGATGTTCACTTATTTACTGATGAAGTTTCTTCATTGGTTTATCAGTTAGCTGAATTAGATAAAACCAGTGCTGAATACAGTGCAGTGATAGATAAGTTAAATGCAATTAGTTATTTAAAGAAGTACTTACACGACCTAGCCGTAAAAGGCTCTGAAGCCAATCAACATATTATTGAAGCTCAGAGTTATTTACATGAAGAAGACGAGGAATAACTATGACAGTAGAAGCCCAAGTAACAGATACCTCTATTCAAGAAAATGAATTAGCAGCAATGTCTGATGATGAGTTTCTTAATGCTATTGAACCTTTACCAGTAGAGCCTCAGCCTGAAGAAGCTGTAGCAACACCTGAAGTTGTAGAAACTCAGCCTGTTATTACAGAAACTCAAGAACCTGAAGCGACTACTGTTACTACAACTGAAGCACCCAAAGGTACGCCTGGTACTCCCAACGAAGAAGTAACTACCGCAGCAGAAGCTTCAACAGTTAATCATCAAGAGTTTTATGAAAAACTGACTAAGCCCTTTAAAGCCAATGGTCGAGAGATTCAAATTACTGACCCTGATGATGCTATTAAGCTAATGCAAATGGGTACAGACTACAACCGCAAGATGCAAGAGCTTAAACCACTCAAGCAGTTAAAAGCGGTAATGACACAGCATAGTATCAGTGATGAAGACTTAGCTCTTCTTATTGATATTAAACAGAATAAACCTGAAGCCATTGCCAAGATTGTTAAAGATAGTGGTATTGACTTATATGGTTTTGATGTTGAACAAGCTGATAAGTATGTACCTACACAGCCTCAAGTACCTGTTACTAATGATGCGTTAGACAGTGTGCTTGAAGACTTAAAAGTATCATCCCCTACCTTTGCACAGACCATCCAAGTGGTAGGTAATCAGTGGGATGAAGCTAGTCGTAATGTTCTTGTACAACACCCTGAAGTGATTCGTATTATTGATGCTCAAATAGCTAATGGTACATACGCTAAGATTGCTCAGGTTGTGGAGTATGAACGTACACTTGGTAGATTAACGGGTTTATCAGACTTAGAGGCATACACAGCAGTTGAGCGTAAATTAATAGCAGCTAATCAACCTGCCCCTGTAGCTCAACCCCCTGTGCCTGTTGTAGTTCCACCAGTCAAAGCACCTGTTGCAGATGCACGTAAAAGTGCTGCACCTCCTCGTCAAACAACAGCAAGTACACGCCCAATCCCTATTAATTCTCCTGCCTTAAGTGATGATGAGTTTTTGAAACAACTCGCAGCACAAGGGCTTGCTTAGGAATATGAAAAATGACTCAGACTTATAATGCACCTCCTAGTGCTGCTTCTGATATTGGTACTCAGTTTAATACCCATTACTATGACCGTAAGGCTCTCATTGAAGCTAGACGTGAACAGTTCTTCGGTCAATTAGCTGATGTTACTTCCATGCCTAAAAACATGGGTAAAACCATCAAGAAGTACCATTACATCCCTTTACTTGATGCACAAAACATTAACGATCAAGGTATTGATGCCGCAGGTGTAACTATTGCCAATACTGAATGGTATGTGCGTTGGCCTAGTGCGTCTATGGTTGCTACTAACGCTACCAAAGCTGCTAAAGCTGCCGCTATCAACGATAACGTGGGTACTACGCTTGTTGCTACCGCAGGGGCAGATAACAGTGCAGGTGCAGGTTTTGCTACGCTTACCTTAGTTGGCTCTTTAACTGCTAAGTATCTTAACTCTACTAAGAAAGATGCTGCCATTGCTTTAAACTTAGGCGCACAAGCCTATCAAGGTTCGGGTAACTTATATGGCTCATCGAAAGATATTGGCTATATTCCAAGTAAGTTGCCATTGTTAAGTGAAACAGCAGGTAAAGTTAACCGTGTTGGTTTCAAGCGCAAAGACTTAGAAGGTACTTTTGAAAACTTTGGTTTCCATAGTGCTTACTCCACTGATTCTTTAAACTTTGATACTGACGCTGATTTGATGATGCACCTTAACCGTGAAACCGTTAATGCTGCTATGAAAATCACCGAAGATGCCTTAATGGTTGACTTGATTACCAATGCAGGTGTTATCCGTTACACAGGTAATGCAACTTCCAATGCTACGTTAGATGAAGCTGATGCTTTGGTGTACAAAGACTTGCAACAATTATCTATTGATTTGGATAACAACCGTTGCCCTAAAGAAACCAAAATCATTACAGGTACACGTTTAACTGACACTAAAGTAGTACCTTCTTGTCGTATTGCTTACTGTGGTTCGGAGTTAATTCCTACCCTTGAAGCAATGGCAGACCTACACAGTAATCCTGCCTGGAAGCCTGTAGAGTCCTATGCAGCAGGTACTACAGTGTTGACAGGTGAGCGTGGTAGTATTGGTGACTTCCGCTTTATTATTGTCCCTGACATGGTAAAGTTTGTAGGTCAAGGTGGTGCTGATTCTTCAGGTACACACTACGCCACTAACGGTAAGTTAGATGTATTACCTATCTTAGTTGTAGGTAGTGAATCCTTTACTACTATTGGTTTCAACACTGATGGTAAATCCAGTAAGTTTAAAACTGTCCATAAGAAGCCTGAAGACTTATACTCTTTAGATAATCCTTATGGTAAAACTGGTTTTATGTCAATTGAGTGGTACTACGGCTTCATGTTGTTACGTGGTGAGCGTATTGCCTTAATCAAAACAATCGGTATTATGTAATACTATGTGCGTACCTACGTAAGTAGGTACGCACTTATTAACGAGGATTTATAAATGACAGTATCTTTAGAACAGCTAAAAGAACAGGCAGATGATTTGGGTATTAAGTATAGCCCCAACATCTCTGCTGCTACGTTACAACAACGTATTGCAGACCATCTTAATGCTGATGAAGGTTTAAGTGTTGCTACTGAACAGGTAGTTCCTGTGTTATCCAAAGCAGATAAAATCAAACAAATTCGTGCTGAAGCCTTAGCTTTAAAGCGTGTGATTATTACTTCGATGGATACCTCTAAGCGTGACTATCACGGTGAAGTGTTCCAAGTCGCTAATCGTATTATGAATGTTAAGCGGTTCGTTCCCTTTGGTTATCCTACCCACGTAGAAGCGGTATTACTTAACCAAATTCAAGAACGTCAAATGCGTATGACTATTCCTGAAACTCGTGACAAAGCTCCTGAATCTCGTTTAGTACCTGCTTTTGGTATTAAAGAGTTGCCACCTTTATCTGCCAAAGAATTAGCAGATTTAGCAAAAGCACAGCAAGCTCGTAACAGTATTGAATAATTAAAGTTTGGGGTAATACATGACTACTACACCTATTAATGACACATCAATTGCATCAGGCTTTAATGTTGATGAGCTTACTGAAGGCTCTTTAACAGGTAAGGGGGTACTTGATGTATTACTCCAAACTTTAAGATTACACTTAGACCGTGAGTTTACTAGCGGACGTATTACAGGTACAGCGTATGCTACGGTGTACGCTCAAGCTATTACAGCATTCTTAGCTCAAGCAGCACAATATGCGTTAAGTAAGGCTAAGTTGCCTTTAGAGTTACAGTTATTAGAAAAGCAGATTACATTAACGCAGAAACAACAAGACCAAATTACAGCAGCTATTCGTCAATCTGACTACGTTACTGATTTCCAGTTACCTGCTGAAGTAGCTAATTTAACAAAAGCAGGGTTAAATACTGAGGCGCAAACAACTAACATAGCACAAACTACAGCCAATTTGGTAAAACAAGGTAATCTGTTAGATAGCCAAAAAACTGTAACAGATAAACAAGCATTACAAGTTGAAGCAGAAACTACACAGATTGCGTATAAAACAACTTATGTAATGCCTGAAGAAGTAGAGATTCTTAAACGAAACCAAACACAGATTACCTCTCAAATTGCTGAGATTGATTATCGTACTGATACTTTACTCCCAAGCCAAACAGCACAAACAACAGCACAAACTTCAGAGATAACTTATCGAGTCGCTAATTTGTTACCTGCACAGGTAGCAAACCAAACCAAACAAACAGCACTATTGGAATATGACCTAGCGTCTATTAAACCCCAAGAGTTGGCTTTACTGCAACAACAACAAGCTAAATTAAATTATGAAACTGAAGAGATCATTCAACGTGTGGAGGTTGTTGTGCCTAACCAAATGGCACAAATTACCTCAGAAAGGTTACGCATAGACCAAATCAGGGCAAATCTTGTACTTGAAAGTACTAATATATCTAAACAAGGTAGCTTAATTGATTCCCAAAAAGAAAGTACAGATGCTCAAATAGCACAAGTTAGTTACACAACATCTAGCGTGTTACCTGCACAGGTGTTGTTGACTAATGCACAGAAAGAAAGTGCTGCTGCTCAAACTGCATTGTACGCTCAAAAGACTACGACTGAATTGGCACAGACTACAACTACCCCTGAGAGTGGCTCAGTCATGGGTGTTCAGAACTTGTTGATGAATCGTCAAGCAGAGAACTATCTTCGTGATGCAGAACAAAAAGCTGCTAAGTTAATGCTTGAGACTTGGAATGTGCGCTTTAGTACTGCCTCGGATTCAACAGATAATGACTATGTAAACCATCTCAGTGAAGCTGATATAGGTAAGGTAGTTGAGAAACTATTCGATGGCCTTGATTTAGTTCCTGCGCCTTTAGTTCCTGCGCCGTAATGCTAAGAGGTTGTTATGGGGTTAGGCAGTACGAAGAAGGTTACAAAACACTTTACAGCAATCCAACGTCTGCTGTCTAATGAAGACATTATACCTTCGTCAAGAGTTGGGGTACTTAAGTATCTGTTTGATAAAAACAGACCTCTAAGCCCAAGTATAAATAGCAAGTCTCTGCTTGACTACCTTATGGAAGCTAGTAGGCAGAGCTTACCTAATAGCTTTAATAGAGCTTATAACTATGCCGCATCAGGGCAGTATGCCTATGGTTTACCGACTGCTGAATCCATTACTACACAAGCCATTGACCTAGACGCTAAAGTTAAAACTTACCTTGATGGTTTAGTGGGTTTTCCAGTTACCTTACTGTATGCTCAGATGGGTGATGCTAATTATCAACACTTCTTATGGCGTAAGTTAATTACTGATTATGGCTATGACCCAAGTACTAATGAACTTACTGGTTTAAGCACATCTGTTGGTTTTGATTGTTTTTTACTTACTGCACAGCTCACCTATGGCTCGTACACTATACAAAGTGACCCTTCTAATAAAACACTATCACAGCAAGGTCTATCTGTGGAGAGTGGTGCATGTATCACACGCCCTCAAGATTTCAATGTACCTGATGTACTTTATAATATTGATACGGGCAGTGATGATGCTTATGTCACGTTTCAATACCAATACTTAGAGATTGTTCCTGACACTACGCCACCTCCCAATGTTACGGTTAATGTATTAGATACCCTACACATTGAAGGTTATGGTGAGAAGGGTTGCTCAGTAGCGGTAACAGTTAACACTGTACCTGTAGGAACTGTCGTATGTAACAGTCTTGGTTTCTTTACTTATACCTTTGCTAGTCCTTTAGTAGCTACTGATGTGGTAGGGCTAGTGGCTTCGGACACAGCACTTAATGCTGCTACAGGGGTAAATACCACTGTACCTTACACTAACCCAGCACCTGCTACCGTAGGCACAGACCCTACAGTAACAGAGGTATTGCACACTGAAAGTGTTGTATTTGACTTCTTAGATGTAATACCTAGTACTGTGCCTGTTACTCCCGTAGCAGTAGGTGAAACACCTCCTGTAAGTGTGGGAAGTGATAATTATGTGCCTGACCCTGATTGGATTCAGGCTAGTTATACATACAATGATGGTTCAATGACTCATGTAGGTTATCTAACCTATGCTCACGATTCAGGGGCTATCCCTGCTTTAGATGATTTATTTCAAGGTACTGCTGCTTTCGGTCAGTTCTACCCACGCTTCTACTTTACTCTTAATAATACAGACCTACTGACCACTGATAAGACTACCTCCCCATATCCCAAAAGTAAAGCACTTGCTAAGAAGCTTGGTTTAGATTGGGCAGAAGTTGCAAAGATGCTATACAGTAGCGTAGAGAACGGTAGTGATGACTTTGACTTAGGTCATGTGCAGCACATGTTTCTAGCTTTAGCCGCACCAATGAATACAACTGACCCTGATATTATTGAATACCTCTTGGCGTATTGGGGAAGCGTGTTTGACACACTAGGTACTCCAATTACAACAGGAGATTTAACAGGTGCAAAGACAGGTACAATCATACGGGTAAAGGATACTGTGTATCAGCACTGTGTCACCTATTCCGCAGTTGCTAAAGAGATACTAACAGGTAGTGATAATCCTGTGGGTACATACACGTCTCGTTATTACACACAGGGAGATTTAGCACTAGAGGCAAGTCTTGAAACTGACCCTAATGCACCAAGCTATATTTTTGCAGCCTTACAAGCACTACATCCTCATCATGTGTTTAGGAAGCAATTAACCACAACTACGTACCTAGAAATACGTGTCTATGGTGTCTCAAGCCATCAATACTTTAATGGTGATGGTACAGCAGCATTTGCCACTGAGGAGAATGTAGTAATACCTTTAGATAGAACAGCAGTAGCCTCTCTGACTAAAACAGATAAAGAAAGAGTGTATGGTAAATGCTTACATTTATTCCTTAATATCTCTATCGTTATTAAAATAAAATGGTATCAACGAAGTGCATTTAAAGTTGTCTTAGTTATTATTGCTGTCGCAATAGCAGTTTTTTCAGGAGGCTCAGGCTCACCTATCTCATACACTATTATTACTGCTGTTATTAAAGTCATTATTATTATGATAATTATGCAGGCCATATTAGCTATTGCAGTAAAGTTAGGTTTAGACCCTAAGATTGTAGCAATCATTGCTGTGATCGCTGCTATTGCATCAGGTTATGTACACTTCACAGCTGGTGGGGAATTCATAGGACTTACAGCAGTAGAACTACTTCAAGTATCCTGCTTGGCTTTTGACCTTTCGTCAGGTTTATACGCCCACGAGCTTAAGGAGTTAGATAAACTTAAAGATGTATTCCTTGCAGAGTCTCAAGAGAAAGTAAAACAACTTGAGGCTGCTAAAGAATTACTAGGGCAGAAGCCATTAGACCTATCCTTAGATTTACTTCTTTCAGATGTGCGGAGTAAGGTGTTTATTAACTTAGGTGAAAGTCCTGATGAGTACATGAACAGAACCTCCTTGAATATTATTGAAGCTGCACAATCCTATATAACAGATTATGTAGAAATGAAGATGCAGCCTCCAACACTACACCAACAGTTAAACCGCGTAACACGAGGAACAGATTATGTCTGACAGTATCAACGGGTATT